ATGAGCCACGTTGCCGGGTGGTGAGTGCAGAGGTGAGAGAACACGGTGCGAATTCAGCAATTTACTTAGGAAAAGGAAACTAAAGATGTTGAAACAAAAAGCGATGGTCATCTTGTCTGGCGGACAAGATTCGACAACCTGCTTATTCCTCGCAAAGCAAAACTATGAGGAAGTGCATGCTGTCACCTTTGACTACAACCAACGCCACAGTTTGGAGATAGAGGCGGCACGCAAAGTTGCCCGAATCGCTGGCTGTGCATCCCATGAGGTAGTGGAACTCGGTCCCATCCTCAAAGGGCGTTCACCACTGACCGATTCTTCTCAACTTTTGGAGCAATATGATGACTACGAAACCATGGACAAAATTATCGGCAACCGGGTGGAACTCACCTTTGTACCGATGCGAAATACACTCTTCTTTACCGTTGCTGCCAATCGTGCCATTGTTGCTGATTGCTTCACCCTTGTTACTGGCATATGCCAAGCTGACAACGCGAACTACCCCGATTGCACTGACGATTTTCGACTTTCGTACGAGCAAATGGCTAACGAGTCGCTGGGCATTACTAACCTGCACATTATCGCCCCGTTGATTGACAGCACAAAAGCGGAGAGCATTAGGATGATGCGGGAGGTGGGAGGCTACGCTGCCCTTGCCTACACCCACACATCTTATGACGGCAAGTATCCACCTGTGGACATGAACCATGCCAATGTGTTGAGGGCGAGGGGGTTTGAGGAAGTGAAGTTGCCAGACCCCTTGGTCATCCGTGCTTGGATGGAAGGGTTGATGAGGTTGCCAGGCACCGACAATTATTTGCAGAATGAGGACTTCTACAACGTGTTGATTGACGAAATCAGGGAGATGCGGAATGCCTGATAAGTTAACTATTGTTGCCGACCTGTTGCAAACAGTCATCGGGGAGAACCCAGAGCGGGGTGGTTTGATTGATACACCTATCCGTGTTGTTAAAGCTTGGCAGCATTGGGCAGGCGGGTATAAAGAGGACCCAGCGGAGATTCTCAAAACTTTTGATGACGGGGCGGAGGATTACAACCAGATCATTCTGGTCAAAGACATTCCTGTCTACAGTCATTGTGAGCACCACTTAGCGCCGTTCTTTGGTGTCGCTCATGTCGCCTACATTCCTGATGGTAAGATTGTAGGTCTCTCCAAACTATCGCGTGTAGTGGATGTGTTTGCTAGACGCCTACAGGTGCAAGAGCGCCTTACCAGTCAAGTGGCAAACGCTATTCAAGATGCACTCCAACCCAAAGCGGTTGGTGTCATCATTGAGTGCCGCCACATGTGCATGGAATCTCGCGGCATCCAACGACAGGGTGCCTCCACTGTAACCTCAGCAATGAAAGGGCTCTTCGAATGGGACAGATCCGCCAAAGAAGAACTGTTAGACCTGGTTCGTCGATGAACCGCATCCGTTGGTTCCTATCCCATGGACCCCACGGCTGGCTAACCAATCAAGACATAGCAGCAAGACTGCAACTGTCATCAGATCTTGTGTCCAAGTCACTTTGGGCATTGGGTGAGAAAGGGTATGTCAAAAAGCACAAAATGGGCAAGAACTGTTTGTGGATTTGGCATAAAGAGGGGGTTGAGGCGATGCCTGGACCTATTGATATTCCACTTTTTAAGGACTTTGAACCAATGGCAACACATAGTGCAATTCAGCTTTCAAAAGCTGACCATCTGCAATCTTTGGGCAAGGAAACGGGGTACAAGTATGAAGGCGCCGATGCCTCTTTACTTGAACGCTTCCCCAACCCAATGAAACTTACCGTCTCTCATACAGGCGCACATGCAGAGACAACCATCAAAATCGTTTCGCCTGAATTCACATCGCTCTGCCCCCTGACTGGGCAACCTGACTTTGCAACCATTGTGGTGGAATACAAACCACGTGAATGGTGTGTGGAGTCCAAAGCATGGAAATTGTACTTAGGTTCATTCCGGCAGACAGGTGAGTTCCATGAGGCCTGTGTGACTCACATTGCACAGGCGTTGGTTGATTTGTTGCAACCAGAGTATTTGAGGGTTGAGGGGCAGTTCACACCACGCGGTGGCATCCCCTTCTGGCCTACCTTTGAGTACTGGCACAACGCGGAGTAACTGAAGATGTCCAAGGTCAAACTTTTCTTCTCCGGCACCACCGGTGGCTCAGATGAGATGAAGCAACGTCTTGCAAGGGCGTTCACCCATCGCCTCTGCTCCTGCCATGATGCTTATGTGAAGGAGGCGAAGATCTGGGCAGACCTGTGCAAGATAGATGGCGCTGCTATTCAAGAAATGATGTTGGATAGTGGCGCCTTCACCGCTTGGTCAAAGGGTAAGAAGGTGGATTTGAAGCACTTGATTACGGTGTACAAAAACATCATGTCACTCATCCCCAAGCATGTGCAGGTGTCACTCATCAACTTGGATGTGATCCCGGGGTCTCCTGGGGTGACCGCTGGGCCTGAGGAAATAGCGCAAGCAATCAAGACGTCAGATGAGAACTTCAAAATATTGAAGGAGGAGTTTGGGGATATTGTGCTGCCGGTGTTCCATCAGAATGAGTCAGAGGAGAGGATGTTTGAGGTTGCAGAAATGGCTGACTACATCTGTGTCTCACCAAGAAACGATTTGCCTGAATGGACCCGTGTCAATTGGTCAAATTATGTACACCGAAAGTTGCCAGGGAAGAAATGCCATGGCTTAGCTGCTACAGGTGGCACCATGTTGAAACAAGTGCCTTGGTATTCTGTTGATTCTGCCACTTGGCTTTACACAGCAGTCATGGGTCGGGTGAACTTTAACGACAACGGCCGCCTGACCGCTATTGCAACCTCTGACCAGAGCCCAGACAGGCACAATGAGGGAATGCACATCTGCAACATGCCCCCAGGCACAGCACAGGCCATCATTGACAGAGCAGCAAGTTACGGTTTGACTCTCGAACAAATCGTGACCGATCAAAACGCACGACGATTGATGTCGGGGCTTGAGTTTGTGTCTTGGCACAACTCTTTACCAGAGCCTAATCACATGTTCCAAGATTCACTTTTCGAGTTATAAGATGCTAGAAACAATCAAGTTGGTAGCGGGGACGGTGGCGGACAAGACCTTGGTGCCTGCCTTCAGCCACATCCACATCTACGATGGACACATTCAGGGCAACGATGGGCGGTGCACTGCCATAGATGCTTTTTGTGAGAAGTTGAAAGGCGTCAATGCAACAGTTCCTGCATCCCGCTTTCTGCGTGCTGTCAACGCCTGTGACGGGGAACCAGTTATCACAGAAAAGAACAACAAACTGACCATCAAACGTGCTGGCTTTAAAGCTGTGCTGCCCCTCATGGCAAACGCTGACTATCCAAAAGTCAAAGGCCCACCGGAGGGTGTTGAGCAGACGCCTGTAGCACCTGGGTTCATCAAAGCACTCAAGCGCATAGCGCCATTTATTTCAGAGGATGCTAGTAGGCCTTGGTCCTGCTCCATTCTTGTGGACAAGACGCACATGTATGCAACCAACAATGTGGTTGTGGTGTCTGTGCCTTTCGTCTCGCCTTACACCTTCTCCCTTCCCACCGCCTCTGTGGATGAGTTGTTGCGCATTAATCAGGATCCCAAGCACGTGGTGCAGAAAGATCAAAATACCTATTTTATCTACGATGGCTTCTGGTGCCGTGTGTTGCCCATGAGTCTGCCTTGGCCTGACATTGAAAAGATGCTTGCCAAGTATGACTACAACGCCCTGCCTGCCATCCCTGGACAACTCCGCGATGCAGTAGACAAGATATCTCACTTCCATCCAGATCCTAAGTTCCCAGTGGTGGTGTTTAATGCAGAGGGTGTACACACAATGGATGGTGGGCATACAGCATCGGTTGAAGGCATTAGTTTGCCAGAGGCGAGGTTTAGGGCAGAGATGATAAGCAAGGTGTTGAATGAGGCAACCAAGATGGATTTGAGCACCTACCCAGCCCCCAGTCCTTTCACAGGTCCAGAGGGGATGAGGGGGATGATTGTGGGGGTGCGCGAATGAGACATGATTCAGTTGGGTTGTTCTGGGAAGATATTGAGGTCGTCAAACCCGTTAAAGGCGGCGCGAAGCCACAAACTAATCGCGCCATGCCTGCCATACCGGACACGGGTTGGCAACTGCGAGAATTCCCGAATTTAGACAGCATCAAGCAGCTAGGTGTGGACACAGAAACCTTTGACCCCAAACTGATTGACTTGGGTCCTGGGTGGGCAACGGGGCATGGCAATGTGGCAGGCATCTCCATTGCAACTATTGATGCCGCTTGGTATTACCCAATTGCGCACACCATGGGTGAGAATCAGGATAAGGAACAGGTTATCAAGTTCCTGCAAGATGTCTTGTCTGACAGAGCACGCGAATACATCTTCGCCAACTCCCAGTATGACCTGGGCTGGTTGTCCACCTTGGATGTGCATGTGGCGGGTCCCATTTGTGATGTTCAGTTGGCAGAGCCACTCATTGATGAGAACGCACTCAGCTACTCACTCAATGCGTTGGCAAAGAAGTATTTGGGTGAGACGAAGTTGGAGAGCGCTTTGTATGACTGGTCAAGCCGGGCGTATGGGGGTAATGCAGACAGGAAACAGGCAGCCAACATCTACCGCTGCCCACCTGCACTTGTTGGGCCTTATGCAGAAGCTGATGCCTCATTGCCTATCCGCATTTGGAATGCACAAAAAGAAATCCTGCAACGAGATGACTTGGTTGACTTGTTTAATTTAGAGAGCGCTTTGATCCCCCTGTTGTTGCAGATGAGACGGCATGGGGTGAGGGTAGACTTAGACAAGTTGCAGGCAATTGATGAGGGGCTTAGTGCGCGAATTGAAACCATTGAGAAGTCATTGGGTGGGTTGAACATCTACGCTGCCCAAGATGTTGAACGGCTTGCCAAAACGCGTAATTTGTCTTATCCCAAAACTGCCAAAGGCGCCCCATCATTCAGGTCTGACTGGTTAGAAAAGAACATGCCAGAAATTGCTGAATGCCGCAAACTCACCAAGGCGCGTGACACCTTTCTCCGCTCTTACATCACCAATTCACATATCAATGGACGCATTCATGGACAATTTCATCCACTTCGCTCTGATGAGTCTGGGACTGTTTCTGGTCGCTTCTCTAGTAGCACTCCTAACCTACAAAATATTCCAGCCCGCGACCCCGAACTGGGTCCGCTTATACGCTCTCTGTTTGTTCCTGATGTTCTTCATGCTCGATGGGGATCCTTCGACTACAGTCAAATCGAATACAGGATGTTGGTACACTATGGAGCAGGGGAGACAGCGGAGTTGGCTAGAAGCCAGTACAGAACGAATCCAGAGACAGATTTCCATGCCTTTGTGAGTGAGTTGACGGGAGTGCCACGAAAGGAAGCTAAATCGATCAACTTTGGTTTGGTATATGGGATGGGAGAAAAGGCGCTGGCTGCTAATTTGGGACGGGAGTTGGCAGATGTGAAGCCACTCTTCAATCAATACCACAGCACCTTTCCCTTTGTCAAAGACATCTACAACCTAGCAAGCCAACGAGCATCACAGCGTGGATTTATTAGGACATTTGCAGGCAGGTATTCAAGGTTTGACATGTGGGAACCAACGAGTACGAAGGATGAGTTTGAGGCGTTGCCGTATGAGGCCGCCAAAGAGAAATGGGGGCATAAGATCAGGCGTTCATTTACTCACAAAGCACTCAATAGATTGTTGCAAGGTTCTGCTGCTGACCTAATCAAACTTGCCATGGTCAACCTGCAGGCCTCTGGCCTATTGGACGACATCCCCATGCTGTTGACTGTGCATGATGAGTTGTGTTTTTCAATTCCAGACAACAAAGAGCAAGAGGTGAGGGAGATAGAGCGTATTATGACTCAATCAATTGAGGGGTTGAAGGTGCCGTTGTTGGTTGATGCAGAGTTTGGTCCTTCATGGGGTGAGGTGCACTGATATGGCTGGAATCAAATGCATAACATGTGGCGGGTTGACAAGGGTTGCGTTTTCAGCGCCAAAGGATAATTTGCAATGGAGGCGGAGGTATTGTTTGAGTGAGGACTGCCTTGACAGGTTTTCCACATATGAGGTGGAGGCTACATTCCTGCGCAAACTCATCAAACGCGCATCTATAAGGTATGTGGATGAGGGACAGTTTTTGTTGAGGATGGAGGACACAGAGCTCATGCTGCCCAAGGATGCTAAGAAGGCGCAGAAAAGACACGAAAAGTTTGCTGCTGCAGAGGAAAAAAGAAAAGGACAGATAGAGACAAGAAAGACACATGTAAGGCTGACAGCAAGAGAGGCAAAAAAACTTTTAAAAGAAAAAACAAAAACACTTGTTGACAAATAAAAAATGCCATACAATTAAATCTCACATCAACAGAAAGGATAGAAAGATATGAAAAAGTCAATGCAATTTACACGCGGCGGTCTACGCAATGGCACAGGTCTTGTTGGGTATGTAGAGACAAGCTATGAAGACCTCAAAGAGGCCTTTGGGTTGCCTTTGTACCACAACGGTGACAAGACGACATGCGAATGGGTTATCACATTTGGTGATGGTCAGGTGGCAACGATTTATGACTGGAAAATGGAGCGGACACCCATAAGGAAGTACAGGTGGCACATTGGTGGTAAGTGTGCATCAGTAGTTGACCGTATTGAAACTCATGTGCTGATGGTGACTATATGACTACATGGCCTTTTCCACCTTTTCCCAATCCAAAAGATAAAAGCAACCGCCCTGTCCCCTTCAACCCAGACAACTATGAGGAGGCACCGGTATGGACATCATAAGCATGGTGGTAATTGTTGTTTCTATTGTGGGGTGTGTTTATTTGATTTGGGAATTGTATAAATGAATCTAGATTCACCCGCTTTGATAAAAGCCATTAGGAGGGCACTTAAAAAGATAGAAGATGGGATGACCATTAGGGAGTTGGAGGAGGTGACGGGACGGAAGTATGCGAATATTTCTAGCACTGTTCGCCAAATGCCAGATGTTTACATAGATAGGTGGCAACAGCCATTGAAGAGGGGCGGTGGGTATGCAGCCGTTTACGTTCTGGTGAAGGTGCCAGAGAATTGTCCAAAACCACAGAAAGAAGGAGAAGAGTGATGAAGTTCACAGAGCAACAATTGAAGAATTGGCAAACCTATGAGAGCATTCGTCAGGGCGGTTTGTTTAACATGTTTGACCCACGTGCAATGGCTATGACTAGTATGAGTGCAGAGGAGTGGACGTTTTGCATGAAGCACTACAGCGCTTTGAAGCAAGAAGTGCAAGGAGCAGCAGCATGAGCAGAATCACAGCAGGACCAGGGGATGAGGAGACATGGGGCCCATGTGTGGGTCACCCAAATGATCCAAGGACAGAGGACAGCAATGTGTTTGAGGTCAACGGGGTTGCGTATGACTTTGATGAGGAGTTGAGTAGGGAGGATGTAGCGGAGTTGCTTGAAGCGGGGCAAAAGGCGTGCAGGCGTGCAGGGGTTGATTTTGAGATGGTGCTAGAAATGGCAGCGGAGCACCTTAGGGGTATATTCAAGTGAGAAAGCGGCAGATCATGGCGCTGATGAAGGCCAAGGAACTGATGCGGGATGGCTACATAGATGAGGCGTATGCGGTGTTGGAAGACATTCAGCAGAACACAGATTTGGTAGTCAGGACGCAAGAAGAATTCTACAACGAGTTGCGGAATGCAGTGATTGAGGAAGTAGCAAGAGAGGTGGCAAAATTCAAGGCATTTGGCAATGACACAGTTAACAGCATGGTGATTTACATAAGGGGGATGAAGAGATGAGTGAAATGACAAAAGTAATGGATGAGTTGGATGAGCAGATTAATAAGGTGTTGCATGAGCAGACAGCTATGCGGACACAGATCGCGTTGTTGCAACAAGCGGCAGATGCGGCTTATGCAAGAGGGTACGCGGATGGGTTGCGGGTAGGTGCAGGTAGTAAGGAGGTGCATTGAAGATGAGAACAGCAATTATACTTTGCGCCTTAGTAGGTGCGTGTTCATCAACGCCCCCCGCCCCTGCGCCTGTGGTGTACCGTGAGGCACCCGCCAAGCCATCGCATTTCCAAGAAATGGTAGTGCAAAGAGAGGTGCATCCGATGGACAGGTCAGCGTCGATAGAGGCGGTGCAGGAGTGCAGAAACAGCAACATGAGGCCGCGGATGATCTACAGCTACACCGTGCTCAATGGGCAACGGGTGCCGGTGGTCATAGATGTGATTTGTTCATCAGTTGAGATTAAAAGATGATTGAAGCGATCAAAACATTCTTTGGCAAGTTGCGGGGGCAGCATGGGGCAAAGTGGGCAGTGATTGAGGAGGGGTTGCTGTACAGATGCACCAAATGCCATTTGATCTTCACAACCAAATCAGCGGCGAGTGAGCACGCATGTATGGAGAAGAACATATGAGCTATCTTGTTTCATCATTACCGCCCATCAAGTGCTTTGTAAAACGTGAGTTTTTGTACAACCACACCAAAGGGCACGGGGAGTTTGAGCCAGCCATTTGGGTGAGCCTTAAGGCGTTGAGAGGGCAGGTGTTTCGCATTGAATCATTGTTGCCCAACTACGGCGCTTTGTACGACAAGTTGCCTATCCATGCTTATGTGTGGAAAGAGGGCGAGATAACGGAGAGCAACTGTCTACCTATTGACACCTTGCAATTGTGGGACTGCATGGGATACAGGTTTACAATCATTGAAAAGATTGGACTACGCAATCTGGGCGTTAAGTTTTTGGGCAAAGACAAGCAATGGCACTTTGGTCGTTATATGTTTACAGTGGATTTCTGCGCTGATGGCATGGATTTGGATACCGGGTTCACAGAACAGGCTGAAGAACACAAATCGTTTAACTGGATTCAGTTGGATAATGGACAGTTTGCCTGTCAACCCAACAACCGTTGTTTGTGGTATGACCAGAGCCTTATAGCAGCGGAAACAAAGTTTCCAGATTTTCAGGCAGCTAAAGAGTTTTATACTGTTGATGGTACACGGAAGTGGGCGGCAGGCGATGATTGGTTCTACGATATACAGGAGAAAAAAGCATGACACTAATGGAGGCAATGGCGTCGGTGTTGATCTTTGTGCTCATGGTGTCAGGCGTTGCCTTTTGGGTGTGCTTGGGTGCCATTTTGTTGGCAATGAATAGGGAAAAGCCAGATGTCAGAAAAGTTATTGTGGAACCGTTTGAGGGATATCGTCCGAGGACAAGATTTGCCAGGAAGATGGGAGAGGGTGGAGAACGGGGTGATAGATGGGATGCCTGATGCAAATTTTTGTGTCAAAGGACGAGAGGGATGGATAGAGTTAAAGCATGGCAAGATACCTGCCAAAAAGGAAACAGTGGTGTTCAAAAGTCAGCGTGGGTTGACACAAGAACAGATCAATTGGCACTTTAATCAGACCAAAAATGGCGGCAAAAGTTGGGTTTTAGTGCAGTTAGATGCCCGTTTTTTTGCGATTCCTGGCAATTTTGCAGACGAAATCAATCAATATTCCATGGTTGAGATGGTGAATTGGGAGGTTGGGTTGAAGGATTTTATGGTTGGGCTTTGCAATGAGTTTGATGCCGTTTCATATAAATCAAGCAGTTAGTGTTAAATGGGGAAAGTTTTTTGCTGATTTGTACACGTGAAGAAAGAGAACACCAATTATTTTATTTTCATATAAAAGTTGAAAATGCTAATATGCTAATAATATGCACGGATACAAAGATTATTTGTTGATAGCAGTACTAATAAATGCTAATAAATGCTAATATGTTACTGATTACTAACAATGGCTTAGCTGCAACGGTTTTTCTTATGGTTGTATAAAAATATTTATGGATTGGTTCACGTATGTGTACAAGGTGGTGGCAATTTGTTTGAAGTTGTAGTTATAATGGCACGA